CCTGGACGACCTGATCGCCTTGGAGCCCGCCTACTACTGGGCTGCGTGGGAGCCCGGCAGCAACGGCCTGCACCGGTTCGAGTGGCGGCAGTGGCCGAGCACCGTGCGATACGAGGCCGATGTGGTGGACGGGTTCGACTCGCCCGGCTCGGCCGAAGGACTGTATGACCGGGTGTCGGTTCGGTGGGTCGACCAGCGGGGCCGCCCTCGGGTGACGACCCGCACGCAGACGGTCCCACAACTGGCCGCCGCGGGCATTGTCCGGCAGGACAGGATCGACCTCGGTGACGCCACGGGTAACCAGCTGAACGCCAACCAGGTGGGGGATCAGTTCCTGGCCGAGCACCTGACCCCGCCGAACGCCGGCACGCTGACGGTGGCCCGCCCGATCTACGATCACGACCGCGGTATGCGGATCATGCCGTGGGAGATCCGGCCCGGGTATCTGATCCGGGTCCGGGGTGTGCAGCCGAACCCGAACAGTCTGAATGTCACCACGCGGGACGGCGTAACCGTGTTCAAGATCGTCGGGGTGGATTATGACACCGCGTCGGCGTCGGCGACGTTGGAGCTGGATTCGCATTCGGTCACGGTGGCGCGTGAGCTGGCCACTTTGCAGAAGTCGATGAGGCTGCGCCGTCGCCGCTAGGAGTCGTCCTCAAGGGGGGAAACATGTCTGACGAACGTGACCCGTATGCCCACGTCCCGCCACCGAGCGAGGACGACGGCCCGCAGGAGCCTGTCGATCCGAGCGAGCTTGAGGAAGAGTCGCACCCGTCGGTGCTGGAGGGCTGATGGCGACCATCTACTTGCGCGGCGCGAACATCACAGCCCAGTGGTACGCCGACAACTATCCCGGCACGACATTCCCGCGGGTCGACAAGTTCCTGCTGCACACCACCGAGACCGGCGGCTGGCCCGGCTACAGCGCAGGCGCGTCCGCACCGAACGCCACCTACTACCCGAAGTTCCGGCAGATACGTCAGCACTTCGGCATCAACCGCTCGGCGAGGGCGCTGCGCGACCCGTCGTCCACGGCGGTGCGGGAGAACCGCGACAACGTGTTCCAGTTGGAGATCATCTGCTACAGCGACTACCGGCTTGCAGTGGAGCGGGGCGGGATCTGGGTCGGCGATCTGACCGACACGCACATGCGGGACATCGCGGCGATGATCCTGCAGTGTCACCGCGACTGGGATCTGCCGATTCAGTCGTCGGTGACGTGGCGGGAGGGCCGCAAGACCTACTACAACGACGTGCGGCTGTCCGGCAGCCAGTTCGACGCCTACCGCGGCATCCTCGGCCACGTCCACGCCAGCGGCAACACGCACTGGGACCCGGGCGGGTTCCGGTACTCCAAACTCAAGACGGCGCTGTCGTGGCAACTGGTCAACCACCCCGTCTACGGCGGCGGCACGACCATCCCTGACCCGACCGTCCCTGGCGGCACCCTCGACCCGAAGGACTGGTTCGACATGGCAACACTCGGTGAGCTCAAGCAGGTCGTCCGTGACGTACTGGCCGAAGGCGGCGACGCCACCCCGTACATCGACGGGAAGTTCCAGTCGCGCGACACGGCGATTCGGCGGGCCAGCGTGAACTCCGGTAACGCGGTGAACGCGATCAAGTATCAGGTGCTGCCCGAGCTGGCGGCGATCCGCGCCATGCAGGTCGACATCGATGCACTGGCCGCGGCGATCGTCGGGAAGCTGCCGAACGCCGGGACGGGCTCGATCGACAAGGAGACGGTGAAGCAGGGCGTGATCGAGGCGCTGCGCGAGGGTGTCGGGGATGCCCCGGCGTGAGGTGGCCGCCGAGGTCGCGGTCCTGATCGCCCTCTTCGTGGTGGGTGTGGTGAGCCGTGGAATCGAGCAATTCAAGACTCGGTTACGGCGCTCCTGAGCGCGGGGTCTGCCAGGTGTGCGGCAAGGAGCGTCCGCTGGCCTTTGCTACCGGCATGGTCAAACGGCACCGCGTGGGCGGCGAGCCGTGCCCGGGGGGTGCCCGGCCACCTGCTGGATCGGCGGCCGAGCAGACCGTGCAAACCGACGAGCGACTCTGAGCGGGGGGGAGCAAATGCGTGGAGATTCCAGAGTGGTCCACCCTCATCCCCGGCGCGGGATTCTTCGGGCTGCTGGTCTTCCTGGTCGTCCATCTCATGCGCCAAGCCTCCGGCGACCGCGGCGACTATCAGCAGGTGCTGCGCAGTCTCCGCGAGCAGCACACCGCAGAGCTGAAGGAAGAACGCGAGCAGCATTCCAGCGAGATCCGCGACATCACGGTTCGCCATGACGCACAGATTCAGGATCTCCGCTCGCAGATAGGGGTCCTGCGGGCCGAGGTCATCGACCTGCGCGAGGACGTGGAGGCCGAACGTCAAGCCAGGTGGGCCGCCGAAGACGCCGCCGCCCGCTACCGGCGCATGATCAATGGCGGTGGGGACGCTGTAGAGGGCGGTACCAATGATCAGACGTAACCCACTGCCCACCAGCCGCAGCCACCGGCTCACGATCCTCCTGCTCATCCTGCTGCTGCTGCTGGTCGGGTGGATCCTGTTCGACCGGTCCACCTCGCAACGCTCGGCGGTGGTGGCCGCCGACAACGCCGCCTCGATTGCCGCGCAGGTGCGTGCCGCTTGTGAGCGCCGCGGCCTGACCGCCATCGAGCTCGGCGACTTGTGCCGACAGGCCGAGCAGGTTGAGCAGCGACCGGCCGAGGCGATCCCCGGCCCACCGGGTGAGCCGGGGCCACCCGGCAGGGATTCCACTGTTCCCGGCCCGCAAGGCCCTCGAGGGTTCCCCGGTTCGATGGGAATCCAGGGTCCACCCGGGCCGCCGGGCGCCAGCATCACCGGCCCGCAAGGCCCCGCTGGGGAGAGCGTCACCGGGCCGCAGGGGCCTGCTGGAGAGCCTGGCAATCCCGGGCCGCAAGGCGCGCCGGGAGAGTCCATCGTCGGGCCTCCTGGACCCGCTGGGCCTGTCGGCCCGGTCGGTCCTGCGGGCAGCGACGGCGAGGACGGCCCGGCCTGCCCCGACGAGGCCGAGCCGATCGAGTGGACCGTTACCGAGCCACAGGCCCGGCTGATCGGCCTGGCCGCCGGCACGTACCTGATCTGTCCCGCACCTGAGGAGCCGTGATGCTGGCGCTACTTGCCCTGCTGTGTTTCGTGCTCGCCCTGTTCGACGTGATGATCGGCTCCATCGACTTGGTGGTGCTGGGGCTCGCGTTCATCGCCGCGCACCTGATGTTCGGCGTCCCGCTCGTGTTCTGGAGGAGACCATGAAGAAGATCGCTAAGGCTATCGGCGCCCTGCTGGGCGGCATCACCGGCGGCGTGCTCGTGGTTGCGCTCGGCGCGTTCGACGTGACCATCGACCCCGAGCTCGCGGCAGCAATCGCGCTGATCCTGGCCACGTTCGGCACCTACCTGGCGCCGAAGAACGAGACGGCCTGAGCCATGACCGACCGCGAACGCGACGAGGCCGAGTCGGTGACCGTGTACGGCAATGCGAGTGGCGTCATCACCGTCACCGCCAAAGAAGATGAGGAGAACGACTGATGCCACTCGGACCGAGCGCCGCCCAGGCGAACAGCTTCCTGGATTCGCACATGGATGGCCGGTGGGTGAAGCTGCACACCGCCGACCCGGGCACTGGTGGCACGGCCGCTGCCACTGAGGCAACCCGCAAGCAGATCACTGCGTCGACCGCGGCCGGCGGGTCGAAGACGACCACCGCGGCGCTGGAGTGGACGAGTGTGGCCGCCACCGAGGCCTACACGCATTACAGCCTTTGGGACGCTTCCACGGCTGGCAACTTCATCGGCTCCGGCACAGTGTCGGGCGGTTCGGTGACCGCCGGTAACAACTTTTCCATTCCTGCTGGGGACTTCACCATCTCGATCAACGTCGCCTCGTGATGTGGTGGGTCTGTGTTCCGGCCTGATGGTCGGCGACCACTGCTGCTGGGTCGACGGTGAGCCCTGCCGGTTCCTCGAGACCGGCACGGTCTCGGGCCGGCACTGGGTGTGCGGGCTGCGCCGCGAGCTGGGCTCGTGGGCGAAGGTCCACACCGATCCGCGGTATCTGCAGCACGTGAAGCCAATCTGGCGGCGTGTAGGTATCTCCGACTGCGGCGACTGGCCGGCAGTGGGCGAGGAGTGCGCGACCTGTGGGGTGAGCGGTGGCTGATCTCGGTACTATCGCGTTCGGCACATTCGTGTCCGGCTCGTCCACCGACACCGCGCTCAATGCGCCGTCAGGTGAGCCGGTCCTACAGACCATTGCTGGGGCCAGTGACAGTTCCGATGTCCACGACACCGCCAACACCACACATGTCGGCGTCGCCTTTTTCGAGCTGGGCAACGTCCCGGCTGACCTCGGCAACATGGACACCCTGTCCGTTCGGGTGCGGTACGGCTGGCAGGCCGGGACTCAGGTCAACGCGTGGACCACGCTGACCGTGCAGATCGTCCAGTCGGACCTGGCGACAGCGCTGACCGACCAGCGAACCGTCGCATCGGGCATTACGACCACCGGGACCACGTCGGCAGTTCTCGCGTTCACCGGGCTGAACACGACGGCTGACAAGGCCGTGTGGGACGGCGCGCACGCGGTGTTCCGGTTCACCGTCACCAAGAACATGGGCGGCGACGCGCTGGAAGAGCGGGTCTTCGCCGCCGAGTTGACCGGCACCTACACTGTCGCGGTCGAAGGGCCGGTCGAAGGGCAGGCGGCCGGCGAGTACGCCTACACGGGCTCGGCGGTCGGTGGGATTACGGTCATCGGCTCCGCAGCCGGCGATTACGCCTACGCGGGCACGGTGGCCGGCTCGGCCAGCGGCGGCGGCGGCCCACCCATCCTCACCGAGGACTGGTCCGGTTACCCCGACTCGACAATGGGGAACCCAACCGCACTGGACGGCGAGCGGCACTGGCGGCAAGGCCCGGACCTGACGGTTGCTCAGACCAAGGCGGGCTGGCGTATCCGCGACGGCGTCGCCTACGCCGGCGCCGGGTTCACCACCGCCGCGGGCATCCCGACCGACTCGGTCTCGACCACGTCCAGCGGCATCAGCAGCGCCCGCTGCGAAACCGACCTCGGGACCACCGACATGTATGTGCGTGCCACCTTCGGCGCGGTGATCGGCTCCCCGGCGGGCACCGGGTTCGGCGTGTTCGCCAGGGTCGGCGAGGCCGACTCGCTGACCTGCTACTACCTGCAGGTGCGCCGCGCGGACAACCAGCTGCGGCTGTTCCCGGTCGTCAATGGCGCGTTCGGGACGCAGATCGGGACCTCGGCGTCGCACACCTTCGCTGCGGGCGACGTGTTCGAGTTGCGCTGCTTCGGCACCACCATCAGCGTGCGGGCCAACGGCGTGCAGGTCATCTCGGCTACCAATTCCACGGTCACCAGCGGTTCGAAGGCGGGCCTGTTCGCCAACACCGTCGCGTCTGGCTCCGGGGTGCGCTGTACCGCGTGGAAGGCCGGGCCGCTCGACGGGTCCGGCGATCCGATCGAGACCCCCGTCGAAGACCCGATCCCGATGGTGATGTGGGCCACCCAGGTGATGGCCGGGACCACTACGGCCAGGATCTCCTGCCAGGCCCGCAACGCCGACCTGGTGCGGCTCGTGGTGGCCGACAACGCCGGGCTGACCAGCCCCGTGTTCACGTCCAGCTATGCCGCGCCGGACTCGCTCGAGCTGGTCTCGTTCGAGGCCACAGGACTCACTGCGGGTACCGACTACTTCTACGGCCTGCAGGTCGACGACGTCACCGTAGACGGGGTGCGGCAATTGCGCACAGCCCCGTCCGGGCAGTCCTCGTTCACCGTGGCCATGTCCGGCGACGCCGGGAACATCACCACCACCACCGGCTACCCGCTGTCGATCAAGACGTCGAATTCGCCCACCTACGACCGGATCGCCGACCGCGACCCGGCGTTCTTCCTGTTCGCCGGGGACCGGAATTATCGCGACTACAACCTTGCCAACATTCCGGCTCACCTGCTGGCGCTGCGGGACACGTTCAACAATCCGCGGCTGGCCGGGCTATCCCAGCAAACGCCGGTGATGCAGATATGGGACGACCACGACTACACCGGAGTGTCGGACGGCTCCGCGACCGGCCGGGATGCCGCCGTCGAGTTATTCCGTACCGCCGTCCCCACCGGCGAATGGCTGGTCGACACCGCGATCACCGACCCGGTCGGCTACACGTTCGCCTGGGGCCGCACCCGCTGGATCATCCTGGACCACCGTAGCTCCAGGGCCACCAACGACATCCTCGGAACCGCCCAGCTCAACGCGCTACTCGATGTGCTGGAGAACGCCACCGAGGCGCTGATCTTCCTGTATGTGGGGGTTCCGTGGATCGCCGGGTCGGCGCCGCTGGCCGACCACTGGGGCGCGTTCGCCGGCGACCGGGCCACCATCGCCGAGAAGATCGAGGACTTCGCCAAGGGCCGGGTCGTCATCCTGCATGCCGACGCGCACATGCTGGCGATCGACGACGGCACCAATACCCAGTACGACACCGGCACGACCGATCCCGGCCCGCCGCTGCTGTGTGCCGCGCCGATCGACTCCACCACCAGCTTCAAGACCGGCACCTACTCGGAGGGGTTCGTACCGGATCCGGTCGGGCCGGTGCATCAGCAGTACGCCACCATCGCGATCGACGACCAGGGCAGCCAGCTGGTGGTCACCATGCGCGGCTGGCAGCTTGACGGTGCCGGGACCGGCGAGACCGAAGTCATCACCCATGAGTTCACGGTCAGCGTGGCCGGCGACGGCCCCGCCGCGGCCGGCGACTACGACTATGCGGGAACGGCGGCCGGGCAGGCCGCCGTCACCGGGGTCGCCAGCGGCTCGTACAGCTACGCGGGGACCGCTGCGGGTACCAGTGGCGCGGCAGACGTAGAGGGCGCCGCGGCGGGCGCCTACGGCTATACAGGCACCGCTGAGGGCGTCGTCACCGTCACCGGCACGGCCAGCGGCAGCTACACCTACGCCGGGACCGCCGCCGGGCAGGCCGAGCCGTCCACCGCCGAGGGCGACGCGTCCGGCAGCTACACCTACCAAGGCACTGCGGCAGGATCGGGCGAGGCCGGCCCGGTCGACGGCCAAGCCGCCGGCGGCTACACCTACGCAGGCACCGCCGCGGGTGAGGTCACCGTTACCGGCACCGCAACCGGAACGTACTCCTACGCCGGGGGCGCGGCCGGAACCGTCACCAGATTCGGCGCCGGCGCCGGGACGTACGGCTACGCAGGCACTGCGGGCGGCACCGCGACCAGATTCGGCGCTGCGGCAGGCGCTTACGCCTACACCGGGTCGGCGTTCGGCAGCGGGGAAGTGCCGCCGTTCGCCTACATCAGCATCACCGTCGGCCCGCTGCGCGAACCCGTGCTCGTGGCCACCATGCGCGACCCGCTGTCCGCCGCCGAGATCGACCCAGCGCAGCCGGTCACTGTCGGCGAACTCCGCGACACCGCGCCGATCCTCGGCGTGCTGCGCGACGTTGCCCCGACCATCGGCGAACTGCGGGACCTGCTGATGGTGGATGAGATGCGTGACCCGATCAGCGTCGACGAACTGAGGGAGTAGCCAATGCCGAGCTCGATCTATGTCGGGGCCACCGAGCCCCGCCGCATGGCCGTCACCGTCGACGAAGGCGTATTCGCCGACATCACCATCGCCGGCGTTGCGCTGCGCACCGACCCCAACGATGTGCCCGACCCCGACACCACCGCCGCCACCCTCGGCGACTTCGCCGAGATCGCACGAGACGCACCCGACGTGATGCCGGTGTTCGGCCCGCGCGACGGCGACATCGATCACACCACATTCGCCGACGTCAGTGGGACCGCAGACACGCAGGTGTTCGTCCTGCTGCGAACCGCAGACTACGACTTCATCCGCAAGCCCGACGTCCTGACCGTGCTCGGAGAACCGGCCGCATGAGTGCCCGTATCAAGTCCGGCTGGCTGATGGCCGACTACGCCGGCGATGACCTGTCCCGTATCGAGATGGCCACCGGCGACCGCACCCCCGGCCCGTGGCAGTCGGCGTTCCTGTCCTGGGACGGGCGCCGCCGGGTGGCGATGATCCGCCCGCCACAGACTCCGACCCGCTCGCTGAAGGTGTGGCTGCGGGTGGACAACGTCGCGGAGATGGTCGGCCAAGTCCGGCTCTAAGGCGTCGCAGCTCCCCCAAGGCGACGAAGGCCCCACCGGCTCGGCCCCCTCGAAGCCGGTGGGGCCGCCACTTCCCATCTCGGCAAGAGGGGAGGTGAAACCATGAAGCGCCTCTTCGCCGGCGCCGCGCTCAGCATCATCGTGCTCGGCTCCGGCGCCACCGTAGCCGCCGCCGACCCGTCGTTCGGGCCCGGCGCGGGCAACGGGCAGGGCAACAACGCACCGCAGGACCAGGGTGCGCAGTGCCACCCGCCCGGGCAGAACAGCGACCGCCCCGAGTGCAAGTAGCCGACAACAAGGCCCCGCTCCTCACGGGAGCGGGGCCGCTTTCGCATGCCCGGCGACGCCACCCCCTAAGCGGCGCCGCGCCACACGTCCCAGCGATGAGACCACATAGGTCCGCTCATATCCCGGCACCGGGCGCCACTCTTCAGACACGCCATTCCTCCCGGAAACCTTCTTTGCCGGCGAACGGCTGGGCCAGCAGGCGCAGGATGCGATCGCCCGTGAGCGGTTGAGCAGATTCGATAGCGCCGACGGCTACCTCGATGAAGCGCCTCTTCGCCGCCACCTCGGCCAGCACCCGGTCAGGCTTCCACAACACGAAGTGCTCCTCGGCCAGCCGTGAGCCGACCACGCGGTAGTCGCTCGCCTCGTCGTAGGCCGCCTGCGCCGCACGCTCGTCCTCGTCGATTTGCGCTCGCAGCCACGCCACCAGGTCCGGCAGGTCAGTCATGGCCGGAACCTACCCCACGCTGACTCCAACTGCGGCCCAATTCGCAACGCATCCTCCCAGAACAACTCCACCGACTCCTGCGCCAACCCGTTCGGGCGGATCACCGTCAACGCCGGCATCGCTGTCAGCTCATCGAACCCGGTGACACCGAACTGCACCGTCCGACCCTGCTGGCTGCTGCCCAGCAGGTGACAGTGGATCGTCAGCAACACCTGCTCGTGCCGGTCGTGCGGCTGGCTCACCTGACACCAACTCACACCGCATTCCTCTACGCTCATCATCGCGGCCATCCCTTCTAGGTTGTGTGGCCGTACAGCCCCGCCGTCGTTCACGCGACGGCGGGGCGCATTGCTATGTCTTGGGCCAGCGCCAAGGTGCGAGCCACGCCTCGGCAGCGGCCATTGCGGTCGACCAGGAGAAGCGAATCCCCGAGGCGCGCGCGTACGTTTTGTCATCCTCGCGAATCTCGTAGACCCAGTAGCGTTCGCCGTGCGGCGTGACCTCGCTGAAGATCCGCGCTCGCTTCACGTGTTCACCTCCTGCTGCAACGCATCTGCGGTCAGACGGATATTGCCGCTGCGCAGATGGGCTATGAAGGCCCGGAGCCGTTCGATCTCGTCGGCCGCCTCGGCCACCACATCCGGGGAGTCCACATCCATCCGGTACTCCCGCAGCCGGACCACGAGGTCACGGTCGTCGGTCATGGCACTCCTCACTGCGCGTAGATGTTGTTGACCGTGCGCTTGTCCGCAGACGACAAGTACGAAATCCACTTACACTCGGTGATCTGCGACATCATCGACCCGCACGTATCCGAACGGTGGTCCAGTCCCACCGCGTGCCCGATCTCGTGGGTGGCGATGTGATCCCACCCCCACGGGCCGTACGAGTAGGACCGGTTCAGCACCACCACCCGGTAGCGGTAGTTCACCTTGGTCCACCCGCCGGAGATCGTCTGCCGCCAGTTCGCGCACTCCAGCCGGATCCCCGCCGGCGGGTCGCAGTAGCGGCCCCGGTGGCGATGTTTGCCCACCCAGCCGGTCTTGCCGTAGTACCCGTCGATCACGATGATCCGCTGGTCGTACTTGGTGGCGTACCCGACGCACGAGCCGGCGCCGCGCTTGTAGTACACCCGAAGCACCGTGTTGTTGTTGAAGTCCGCCGCCGCGTTCCGCACCGCGCCTTGCAGTGTGGAGGTGCGGGTGCGGTCCTCCACGCACAGGTGGGTGCCGTAGAACCGCTGCCCGAGGTAGTTCGGGTCGGACACGTAGTCGGCGGCGCGGGCCGCTGACGCCCCGGCCAGCGCCAGCGCGGCGAGGAACGCCAACGCTGCGACAACGGCCAGCAGGCGACGCGGCAACACCGAGCGGTGCACGGCGTACCGGCCACGGGTTGTGGTGGTCACTTTGCGACCTCGTATCCCTCGCTGATGATCTTCCGGGCGCAGGCCACGCATAAATGACCGGAGTTGGCAGTGCTGCCGACCAGGGCCGTGACGGTGACCTTGATTGCTAGATGGTCTTTGTGGGTCATGCGCAAGACTCCGCCGTCACGATGGTCCGTGACGTTCTTCTCGGCCTTGCTCATCTCCTTGCCGCAGCCGTCGCAGTAGTAGCGGATCATGCCCCCGCCCCCAGTAGCAGCGGCAGCACGACGAACAGCGCGAACGTGCCCGCGCCGACATAGCCGAGCACCAGCCCGGCCACCGCCATGCCCTTACCGGACTGGTTGCTGTTCTGGATCTGGTTCAGCGCGGTGTGGCCGAACACGATGGCCAGCGCCGAGCCGATCCAGAACGCCCACACGATGCCGAGCACGAGCGCGGCGACGGCCAGGCCGTTGGTGGGCTGGGGCTGGGGCGGGATGTAGGCCACGTAGTCCACGTCGCCCTGCTCGTTCTTCCGGGTGACCTGCTGCCACGACTGGCCAGGTGGCAGGAGGCCGCCCTGGTCATACGGCAGTGCCGCGTTAGGCTGGTACGGGTCATTGGTACTCATGATCGTTCCCCTTCTGCGTTCCCCTGGGTTTGGCCTGCCGCCGGGCCGGGGAACACCTTCCCGGCGGCAGGGGTCTATAGCGAGTCGGCGACGCGCCGCAGGGCGCGGTCGCTGCTCCGTGCGTAGATGCGGGTGGTCTCAGGTTTGGCGTGGCCGAGGAAGTCCTGCACCGCGGCCAGGTCGCCGGTCTCGTCGAGCGCTGTGGTGGCGGCGCGGTGCCGCAGCTGGTGCGGCGTGGTGCCGTCGCCGAGCGCGGCCGAGATGAGCGACGACACCCACGTGGGGGTCATGCCGCCGCGCTTGCCGGGGAACACGAACACGCCGGGGTCGCCGAGCCCGTACCGGAAGCCTGAGCCCAGGTGGCCGGAATCGCGGCGCTCCTGCTCGGCGGTCAGCGCGGCCAACAGCCGGGGCGCGATGCCGACCCGGCGTTCGGTGTCACGCTTGCCGCGAATGATGAGCCAGTCGCCGTCGATGCTGTCCCACCGCAGCCCGGCGATCTCATGCACCCGCAGCCCGCCCTGCGCCGCCAGCAGCAGCATCAACGTCAGCCGGTCGTCCGCCCCGTCGAGCGCGGCCAGCAGCACCGCATCAGAGGCGGGGCGGGGCAGCCTTCGCGGCACCGTGATCGGGTCCAGCTTCTCAGCCGGGTTCCGCTTGCACCTGCCGGTCTTGACCGCCCAGGCGTAGAAGCTCCTGACCGCGCCGCGAGCCGACTTGCGGGACTCGGCGTTCCAGTCCTGCCCGCCGAGCCACGCCTCGAGCTGGTCGACGGTGAGCTTGAACGGGCTGCGCCGCGGGTAGGTCTCGGCGAGCTTACGCAACTGCCATCGGCGCTGCCGGATGGTGGTCGGTGATTTGCTGACTCGTAGTGAGGTGGTCCAGCCGTCGATGGCTGCCGCCCATGTCTCGGTGTGGTCGTGCCCCCCGAACATGCTTCCCCCGTCGTTGATCGCCCCCCCAGGGATCTTCGACTCAGGGACCGCACCGTACACCTTGCTTGGGATTGTTGGAAGATCATGACCGCCGGTCATGATCTAAATGGTCCGTTCGGGTGACCACAAGTGGTCCGTTTGGTCATGGGCGCCATCTTCTGTCCGCCATTCGGTGGCAACACCGCTCCATAGCTGTTCGAGCCTGTCATTCGGGCGAGCGAGCTCTCGCACTTCGCTTTCGTTGGAGGATTCGCACCACACGTCCCCTTCGGGGCCGACTGCGCGCCACGTTGGGGTAGGTATCCATGTGAACCGAGTGATGTCGCCGCCCTGGTCGGCGAGTATTTGCAGCACCGCCCCGGCACGCCGGCCCCAGATATCGCGGCGCGACCGTGGAAGCTCCTCCCAGTCGAGGTCGAGCGGGTCGCGGAAGTTGCGATACAGGTGCTCGGCGATCGCTGATTGTGTATTCATGACGCCAACCTCAGGACGAGCGCGAGCGCGGGGTTCAGTGGGATGCGCTTGCGGAGCCGGGTGATTTCGTTATCGACAGGGGCGTGACCGGGAGTCGCGGGTTGGCTTGGTATACCAGCAGGTATATCGGTTTGTAGTGATATAAGCGGACCCTCTTGGCTCAGCCACTGCTCGTCCACGCCGGTTTCCTGGGCCAGCAGGCGCAGGATGAGCCGTAGCGGGCGGGTGTGTCCGCGTTCCCAGTTGACCACGCTGGTGCGGGTCACGCTGAGCCGGTCGGCCAGCTCCTGCTGGGACAGGCCGGCGTGCTCGCGTGCCTTGCGGATCTTGTCCGGCACGGTCCACTGGGGTATCACGCCCTGCGACGTTTCGACGGTCATGGCCGTTCCTCATCGACCCGAGCGGCTAGCTGCCGGAAGCATTCGGTGAAGAACTCATCGGAGTCGACTGCCAGCCCCATCTCGGCAGCGTTCTCCTCGGCGGAGTCTGCCCAGTGCGCGGGCACCGTGGCGGCTAAGGCGGTGTATCTTTCGCGGTTCGTTCTCACATGTCCAACGTAGGACACGGCGAGTACTCCTGTCAATACCTTCACCGAAACTCGCGCCGTCCAATCATTGACATATGTCCAACCCGCGTCTACGGTACAGCTATGTCCAACACGCGGCAACTGCTGAACAGCCGACAGGCCGCCGAACTCCTCGGCGTCCACGTCCGCACCGTCAGCCGACTCGTCAAGCGCGGCGAACTACCGCCCGCCGAAACCGTGCCCGGCGGCGCCCGCGACCGTGTGCTGGCCTTCCTGTTCGACCTGCGCGACGTCGAGCTCGCCAAGCTGCGCCGCCAGCAGCGGCGGGAGGCGTCGTGACCGAGCCGTACTACACCGACGGGCTGGTCACCCTGTATCACGGGGACTGCCGCGAGGTGCTGCCCACACTGGCCGCGAACAGCGTCGATGTGATCATGACTGACCCGCCGTTCAGTGTGCCCGTGAAGTACCAAGGCGCCGAAGAGAACGGTGGTTACCCCCGCTCGTGGGGAGACCTCGTGGTCATGGAGCCATTCTTTAGTGAAGTGTTCCGGGCCGTTAGTCGAGTGACGAGACCGGACCCGCACATTTACATCTGCTGCGACGGCGAGACGTACCCGATCTTCTTCAAGGTCGCCTACTCCGTTTGGCCGCAGAGTCACATGCTCGTCTGGTACAAGCCGACCGGTCGGCGAGGACGGGGCTGGCTGCACAGTCACGAGCTAGTTCTGCATGCCCGGACACCGCAGACGCAGTATGCCGACGGGTTCCGTCAAGACGTCGTCGGAATCATGCCCGTCCGCACGCTCAACCGTCAGCATCCCGCCGAAAAGCCCGGCCAACTGTGGGCATTCCTCGGTGAAGCCGTCGCCAAGCCGACACCCATCCTGCTCGATCCGTTCGCAGGTGCCGGCGGCTCGCTCATCTGGGCGAGGGAGGCGGGCTGGAAGGTCATCGGCGTCGAGATCGAGGAGCGCTACTGCGAGATCGCCGCACGTCGCCTCTCTCAAGGCGTGCTGGAGGTGACCGCGTGAGCGGCAACGGCAACCAGCCCAAGCCGCCGATCAACGACCGGCCGCACCCGAAACCGCCGCCGTCCAAGCCGATCCCACCGCCGAAAGGGAAGTGACATGACGAAGCTAGCTGCACAACTACCAAAGGGTGAGGCGAACGGATTGGCCGCCCTCGCCCGAGCCATGATCGACGCGCCCGAATCGGTACACGTCGTGGTCGCGCTCGTGGACTGCAAGAAGCTCACCACCGACACCGACACCGGCGACGTGGAACCCACGGCCCGTATTCGCCGCATCGAGGCGATCGAGGAAGGGGACCGGGACCTGGCGGCGAAGATGCTCCGCCGGGCATTGGAGCGGCGGACCGGGAAGACGGTCCTTCCGTTCGATCTCGAAGAGGACATGCGGGCCGCGTTCGGCGGGATCGACCCGCACACCGGCGAGATTCTCAAGCCGAACGACGAGTCATGACCCGCCGCCCGTTCGCGCCGCTGGCCGTGGCCGCCGTCCTCGCCGCGAACCTGCTCGCCTGGCTCGGCGGCTGGACCTGGCCGGCCTGACAACCCACGAAAGGGGGGACCGATGACCGTCCAACAGGAACCTGACCTGGCGGTGAGCGTGCGCCGATGCCAGAAAATCTGGCGGGAGAATGGCTACCAGGCGGGATATTGGATCTGGCACGGCGCTGCTGGCTTCAAGTTCAGGCTCACTAGGGCACCACGCCCGACGAACGGCTCAGTGATCGTGTCACAGGCTGAGCATGACGGCGACGAGTGGATTCACGCGTCGATCGCCTGGGTTGATCTGACCCCAACCTACGCCCAACTCAAGGTCCTGCACGAGTCGGTGTTCGGGCCGAACCGGACCGCCTATCAGGTGTTCGCGTCGTCGTCGGATCACGTGAACATCCACGAACACGCCCTGCATCTGTGGGGCCGCGCCGACGGGGCGCCGGTGCTGCCGAACTTCGGTGCATTGGGGTCGATCTGATGCCGCGCCGCCACCTGCAAGACCAGCTCGCCGACTACGCCCAGCGCATCCAAACCGACCACGGCTGGACCGCCACCCGCGAAGAGCACGCCGCCGCGCTCGGCCGGCTCGTCGATGCATGGCTGATCCTGACCGACCCATACCAGGAGATCGCCAAGGTGCGAGCCGCCGCGAACCGCACCATCGCCGGGCTCGAGGCCGAGAACGCGCAGCTGCGGGCACGGCTCGCCGCGACCGAAACGGGGGTGACGGTGTGAACGGCTGGTCGTTCGGGTTCGGTCTGGTCGCCGGCTTCCTGCTCGCTGTCGCACTGGCGGTGGCGCTGGCGTACCGCGACGGGCGCCCGTTCGGCGACACGCCACGCGACGACCCGCCCTGACGACCGCCGGGCGGCCAGGCCACGACTCGCCACGCTCTGCCAGCCGCCCGGACAAACGCCGCCGCCCGGGCCCGCCGCTTTCCCTTCTGCGGCACCCCCCTTAGAGGCCCGGGTGGCGGTCCACAACTGAACAGCAAGCAGCGACCAGGCCAAGCCTTCCCCGTGCCGGACCTGATCGCCACTACGACAAGGAGTCTAACCATGACCGACCGCACCGCCGCCGCGCTGGCGTCCGCCCTGCCCGCCGGCATTGGCCACGAAGTGCTCGGCAACGCACAGCGCATTGCCGCCTTCCAGGCCGAGCGTCTCGCCGAGTCCGGCTGGCGGCTCGTCCACGCCGACGACCGCCCGCAGACCTTCACCGAGCACACCGCCGAGGCGCTGGCGCTGATCCACGACCACGTGGAGGTGCCGGAATGAACCTGCTTGTGCTCATCCTGATCCTGACCGTGGTCATGCTCGCGGCGATGGCCCCAATATCTGTCGTGTTGGGCGAGGAGATGGCCACGGCCCGCGCCAAAGCCAAGCTGCACGGCTACCGACCCCTTGGCGTCGTTGGGTATCTCGCTGGTTCGGCGATCGTCATCACTTGGTTCCTGTACTCGCGACAGACCGGCGAGTGGCTGTACTTCGCCATCTCGGCAACCGGCCTGATCGGCGGTTGGGCACTCAGGGCAATCGCCCGCGCTGCGTACCGCGAGCAGGTGAAGTCCCGATGACCACCGTCCGCTACACCGCCGACGCCGCCGCCCATCCGGTCGGCCCGCCCGGCCCGCTCGACGGCATGACCGGCCCCGTGCAGTCCCCGCCGCTCGTGAGGGCTGAGGGCGGGCTCGTGTACGAGGAAGCAGGCAGTGATGACACCTGAGCAACTAGCCGAGATCGAGGCGCGGGCCGAGGCCGCGACGCCGGGAGTGTGGTACTGGGAGGCGCTCGGTGAGCACGGCTACCCGCAACGAATCGGCAACGACGCTGAGGTCGCTGTTGCTGAGACCTGGACCGATCCGGAGTGGCCGCCAGCCAACGCCGAGTTCATCGCCCACGCCCGTACTGACGTGCCCGACCTGGTGGCCGAGGTGCGCCGCCTCCGCGCCGCCGTGGACGCCGCGCTCGACAAGTGGCGGCAGCACGTCGGAGTCAGCGATGAGGTCTTCCCAATGCAATCCCGCTGCATCTGCATCGCCTGTGACATTGCCCGCGCCCTGGCCCCGGTGGCCGACCCCGACCCGCACACCACCAGCGACGAGGAGAAGCCATGACCGTCCTGATCCGTGAAGACACCGGCGAGATGGCGATCGTGCGTGTCATCGACCCCGGCGTGCACGTGTCCGCCCCCTACAGCCGCGCCGTCGGCCTGCTCGAGAAGTGGGCCAAGGCCGAGCGCCGCGCCGTGGACGAGTTCGCAGCCTGGATCGAAGGGCAAGCCGCGCAGGCCCACGCCGAGATGCGGGCACTGTGCGACGAGCTCGGGTTGCCGGTTACCGCGCGCATGACTGACACGCCGCGCGCCGCGCCGCCGTGGTGGCCCACAGCGGACCATCTGGCCGAGCACCGCGGCGTGGACCTGCTCATCAAGCACCGCTGGGACATCGACGCCATACGCAGCCCGGACCTGGTGGCGCAGCTAAACGCCGGGTTGCTGCGGATCTGGCCGCCGGATGTTCAGCCGGGTTCAGTCCAGTGGGCTGAACTGCCGCCCGGCGACGGGTTGCCGGTGCTGGCCGCCGCCTACCGCGGCGAACGGGACGGCTGGACACCCACCCGCCCCGAGAACATGCCCGGCAGGGACGCCCGCACACCGCCCGTAATCACCGACGGGATGACCGTCGAGGAGTACGACGCGCTGGCTAGCGGCGAGCCGCCACCGAGTCGATGGTCCGCCGAATGGGCCGCCTTCCGCGACGACGTGAAGGACATGTGGCGGGACCTGCGGCGGTCACTGGCGTGGTGGCGGAAAGAGGAGGAGGACTGACATGTACGCAGGAGGCGGCGCGCAAGGCCCGATCGACGCGGGCGCGCGCAAGAGGCTCGAACAGCAGGCCAACCGGATCGCCCGGCTGGAAGCGCAGGTGGCCGAACTGGCCGCCGCGCTCAAAGCCCGCGACGAGACCGACGAGCTGGTCGGGGGTGCGGTGTGAGCGGGCTGCGGGATGAGTTGTCTCGGGAGTTGCGGAGCATGGTCGCCGATTGGGTTGATGAGGTCGCGAGGACCGACACCAACCGGCCCGACTTCGTCGCCTCGATCTACCAGTTTGGGCTGCAGTTGGCCGACGCGGTGTTGCGGGTGCTCGCCGAACACGGCGACGACGAGAAGCTGCGCGAGATCGAAGCAATCCTGGCGCATCCGTCGGAAGACCGCCCGTGGCGTGACATCGTGCGGTTCCTGCTGGACGGCTTGCGGGCTGCAGTGGCCGCACGCGACGCCGCCGTCGAACAACGCGACGATGCGATATCAGCTCTTGCCGCCTGCGCGGAACGCGCCGAGCGCGCCGAGGCCGCACGCGACGCCGCCGTCGAAGTCACCGAACGGCTACAAGTGAAGATACGGGAGCTTGACCAGGCCGTAGTCAAATGGCACGACCATGCTGAGCGCGCCGAGGCCGACCTGGCCGCCGCGCGGCAGCAACTCGACCAGGTGCGGGCGCTGCATCAGCCGCAGAAGCGGTGGCAGCACCCCGACTGCGAGGGCTCGTTTGCCAGCCGCCAAGAGGCACTGGATTGGGACGACTGCGACCCCGACGACTTGACGTTCTTCACCGTCTGCCTGGTCTGCGGCGAGATCGAAATGTCGAACAGCGAAGGTGAGCGCGACTACATGGAGGCGATGTGGCCATGCGCCACCGCCAAGGCGCTGGGACTCGGCGCCCCCGCCCGGCCCGCCGGGCACGACGAGACGGGGCAGTGATGGACACCGTCGAGCAGGCTGCGCAGGTCATCCACAGCGAACTGACGCACCGGCCGATCGATGTGGACATGCCCGCCGCTGGCAAGGTCGCCCAGATCATCGCCCAGGCCCTCGCCGACGCGGACCTGCTCGCCGACACCCGCTGCCGCAAATGCAACGGCACCGGCGGCACCGACCTCGGCGGGGCCTGCTGCGCCGTCTGTGACGGGGCCGGACACCGGCGGGCCGAGACGTGAACCTGCTCGCCGAGGTCGCCGGCTATTGGCCGCTGCTGCTGCTGCCCGCGCTGTTCCCGCTCGCCCGGTGGGTGTACCGCCGCGACCAGATCGCCCACCCAAGCATCGACCAGGCATCCCACGAACGCGGACCCCAGCCAGGGCAGGAGGAGACGTGACCCACTACCGCACCGGCCGCGACAAGGAATACAAGGTCCGCGACCACCTCACCGACAACGGGTACGAAGTCATCCGCGCCGCCGGCAGCAAAGGCAAAGTCGACCTCGTCGCGTTCAAGGCGTGGCTACCGTCCGGGCCGAGCGGCCATCACATGCTGTTCGTCCAAGTCAAACGCACCGGCGGCACCATCCCACCCGCCGACCGGGTCGAACTGATCCGGCTCGCCCTCATCGCCCGCGCCGTCCCGCTCGTCGCCTACCAGCCACTTCCCCGACGGCCGTTGCGGTACCGGCGGCTCACCGGGCCCGGGCCCAAGGACTGGCAGCCGTGGACACCGGACGAGGTGGCGCCGTGAGCTACCGCTCCCTCGCCTGGACCGAGGACGCGCTGTGCCGCCAAATCGGGGGCGAACCGTTCTTCGTCGCCGACGGCGAAAGCGTCGCCCCCGCCCGCCGCATCTGCGCCCGCTGCCCCGTCACCGACGACTGCCTCAACTACGCGCTGACCAGCATGACCAGCGCCACCGACGTCGGCGGCGTGTACGGCGGCACCACCTACACCCAGCGCCGCAAACTACGCGCGGAAGGGCGGGGCGCATGACCATCGTCACCCTGGCCGACCTCGCCGACGCGCCCCGCTGGGACGGCGCCAAATGCCGCGCACACGACCCCGAGCTCTGGTTCCACGACGCCGAAACCAACCGCGACGCCAAGAAGTGGACCGCCAAGGCCAAGTTCATCTGCGGCGGCTGCCCACTCATCCAACGGTGCGGCGACTTCGCCCTCGAACAACGCATCCCGTTCGGCGTGTACGGCGGCATGAGCGCCAAAGAACGCGACAAGCGGCGCAGGCAGATACGGGAACAACAGAACAGGAGCCGGAAGTGAGCCGCCTGACCGTGGGCCCGGGAATCCATCTCGGCATCTCCGATGACGAGTACCGCCGGATCCCCGGCCTGTCCTCGACCGGCATCAAGCGCATGCTCTCGTCCCCTGCCGTGTACGACTGGTACCGCCAGCATCCCGAGCCGCCGAAAACCGAGTTCGACCTCGGGCACGCAGTACACAACCGGGTCCTCGGCATCGGAACCGACGAGGTGATCGTCCCCGGCGAGTGGCGCACCAACGCAGCCAAACAGGCCGTGGCCGAAGCGCGCGAAGCCGGGAAAACCCCGCTGAAACCAGAGCAGGCCGAACGGGCAGACGAGCTCGCCAAGGCCGTACTCAACCACCCCGACGCGGCGCTGCTACTTGCCGGTGGACAGCCCGAGGTGTCGATCCTGTGGGACGACCCTGCCACCGGGGTCCGATGCAAAGGCCGCATCGACTACTGGCACGAACAGGTACCGCTCGCAGTCGACCTGAAAACCACCCGCGACGCCAACCCGGCACGGTTCGCCCGCCACGCCGCCGACTACAGCTACGGCGAACAAGCACAGCACTATACCGACGGCATCCAGGCACTCACCGGTGCCCGGCCGCGGTTCCTGCACGTGCTCGTACAAACCGAAGGCCCGCCGCTGGTCACCGTCTGCGACCTAGCCGAGTTCACCGACATCGCCCGAGCAAACGTGCGCACCGCGATCGAAATGTACCGCGACTGCGCCGAAGCCGGCGTCTGGCCCGGCATACCGCACGGAATCCACCGCATCAGCCCGCCGCGCTGGTACAGCGCGCACGACACCTTGGAGTACGCATGACCGGAACCGACTTAGTCCCCACCCGCGAGACCACCGACCTCGCCACACAGATGGAGTTCGCCCGCGCCGTCAGCAGCGGATCCATCCTGCCCAAGGCGTACCGCGACGACCCCGGCGCGGTCCTCGTCGCCATCAACCTCGGCTCGTCCATGGGGCTCTCACCCGCCGAATCGCTGTACCGCATCCACGTCATCGACGGCAAGCCATCGGCCTCGGCAGAACTGATCGCATCCAACGTGCGCCGCGCCGGGCACCGGCTACGCATCCGCGCCAGCAACGAGACCGCGACCGCCCAGATCATCCGCTCGGACGACCCCGACTTCACCTACGAGGTGACGTGGACCATTGAGGACGCGCAGCGGGCCAAGCTCGCCGGCAAGGACAACTGGACCAAGCACCCGCGCGCCATGCTCCGTGCCCGCGCCATCTCAGAGTGCGCCCGCGAGGCGTGCCCCGAGGCGCTGTACGGCGTCACCTACATCGACGGTGAGGTCATCGAGGCCACCGTCCACGATGCCACGGTGGAGCGGGAGTCTGCGGCCGACGCCCTCGCACCACAGGCCGAGACAGAGCCCACGGATGGGATCACCAGCCAGCAGCTCAAGAAGATCGGCGCGCTCATGCGCGAGGCCGACATCACCGACCGCAACGTCGCCCTCACCTACGTCTCCGATGTGATCGGCCGCGAGATCGGCAGCCGTAACGAACTGTCCAAGGACGAAGCATCCAAGGTGATCGACGCACTCGAAGCCGAGAAGTCAGCCGACCGGACAACCGGCGAGATCAATCCGCCTGACAATCCCGGCTTCAAGGACCAACCGTGACCGGCGACTACCGCACCACCCGCAACGGCATCACCGTCGAAATCCAACACGACTGGATCGCCCGCCCACCCGAACGGGACATCGCCCCGGTCGGGCTCGGCATGTGCGAATTCTGCGAGTTCGACGTGCTTGCCGGCAGCGAAATCGCCAGCGTGAACGACGGCCGGTACGCCCACTACGACTGCGTGCCGTGGGGCGACGAGGACGACGACGATGGCTGAGCGGGCTACGACCTACTGGCACGGCGGCGCCCCTGGACTGCGAGCAGGCGACCTGATCGAACCGCGACCACACGGCGACAACAGCCACCTCGTGGACGGCTGCCCCACCTGCGAAGCGCGTAAGAACGGCCAGCCCCTCGACACCGACGACAACGACCCCAGCATGGTCTACGTCACCACCGATCGCGACTACGCCCGCATCTACGCCGCCGGCTACCCGCGAGGCGCGCTCTATCAGGTCGAACCCATCGGTGAAATGACCGACCGGACTGGCGAGTACGACCCGGGGCCGTCATGGGGAGTGTCGGTGGCTCGCGTGCGCACCGTGTATGACCCGGTCGTCATCCTCACCCAAGCACACCTGCACCGCTTGATGAAGCGGTTCAAGTTATGACCCCCGCCGAGCTCGCCACCGCCGACCTGGCCCGCCGCGCCTGGAAAATCCTGTGCCGCATGCGGTGGGAAAACCCCGACGTCACCGCCGCCCGGAAGGCCGAACTCGACCACGAACTGAGCATGCGGGCACGACGGCAAGGGCGGGAACGCAGGGCCGCGGCGATGGCAGGCAGAACAACGACAACCAAGGAGAACGCAGCGTGACCGAATTGGAGATCATCCAAGGCAAGGTGCTCGACCAGCGCACGCCCGAACAGTGGGCCGCGCTCGTACGAGCTGACCTCGGGCAAGCTGTGGCGGGGTTCATAGCTGCGGGTCAGCATCTATCTGAGGCGAAGGTTGCACTTGGGTACCGACGAGACGGCAACGGATTCGAGGCATGGGTGAGTGAGAAGGTCGGAATCAGCCCCGCCAAAGCGCGAATGCTGATAACGATCGGTGAGTACTACAGCCAAGATCCTTTCGTTACCATGGTAACGAAATTGCCGGACTCGTGGCGGACGCTCTACGAGCTACGCGCCCTTGATCCGCCACTACTTGAGTCGGCAATTCAAGCCGGCGACGTCCACCCAGAATTGGAGCGCAAGCGCGCCACGGCCCTCGTTATCGAGTACCGCAAGGCTGCCGCAATCGAGGCCGCCAAATCGGTGCAGCGCGGCCAGTGGTGGCAGCTCGGCGAACACTTGCTGTACTGCGGAGATTCAGCCGATGAGGCGTTTACGTCGACGCTCTCAGGTGCAGCATTCGTGTTCGCAGATCCCCCATACAACGCAGGGAAGGCCGACTGGGATCAAGAGTTCAAGTGGCGGCACGACTACCTCGCCGACGTTGCTGAGATTGTCGCGGTGACGCCGGGCATATCGGCGATCCCGACCTTCTTGCGAGGAACCGAGATGCCGTACCGATGGTCCATGGCGGCGTGGATCACGAACGGTATGACGCGCGGTGCCCTAGGTTTCGGGAACTGGGTCTATATCGCCTTGTTCGCTCAGGCCGAAAGTCTGCACCGGGACGCACAAGATCACATCCGCATCGCCGTCAGCCCAGCAGCCGTCAGTACGCAACACGAGTCACGCAAGCCTGCTGAACTGCTGGTCAGCCTACTCGGCACGTTCACCAATGAGGGTGACACCGTCATTGACCCGTTCCTCGGTTCCGGTACCACGTTGTTCGCGGCCGAGCAGACCGGCAGGCGTTGCATCGCGGCCGAGATCAAACCGGAGTTCTGCGCAGAAGTCATCACCCGATACGGCGAGGACGCTCGACCATTATGAGCACGGCGTTCAGCCCGCAGCGGTTCGAGTTCACCAAGCGGGCACACCTAGCCGCCCAGAGACAGTTCTACGAGGCCATGTTCCCGCACGGCGTCGAGTTCACCGACACCACGCAGACCGCGCACGATCTCGAATATGCGATCGACTGCCAATTGGCCGTAACGCTGCCCGGCGACGGATTCCGCGCGCCTATCCGATTCGGTGTACAGGAACGCTTCCGCGAGCCGAGGTGGATGGACCCGCGATTCGGTGACGTAACGATCACCGAGTGGAATCTGGCCACGAATCAACCCTCCGAGCTCCACAAGCTCGGAGCTCAGATGTTCGTCTACGGGTTCTACGACGAGAAGCGGGACAAGATCCTATACGCCGCGGCGGTTGATGTCGCCTTCATGCAATATGCCCTCGCACACGGGGACATCGACTTCATCAGGAAGCCACGCGGAGACCAAAGCTTCATCGGCCTTCACATCTCAGCATTGCGGGCGATCGGCGCCGTCATGTTCGAGCGCGATAACCGAGCACAAGAGCAAGCGTCATGAAGGGCGGCGAGTAATGCCATGGTTCAAAGTCGACGACAACCTCGCATTCCACCCCAAGGTCGTTGCCGCCGGAAACGCCGCCATGGGCCTATGGGTACGCGCCGGCTCGTGGGGAGCACACCAACTCACCGACGGCTACATACCCGGCGACGTGGCCCGATCGCTCGGCAACCGCATCCAAGCCGACAAGCTGATCGCCACCGGCCTGTGGCTGCCATGCGGCGACGGCTACGAGTTCCACCAATGGGCCGAACGGCAACCTCTACGCGGGGACGTCGAGAAGCGCCGCAAGGCCAACGCCGAACGGTTACGGAAGTGGCGCGAAGAACATGCCACGTAACGCTGTATGTAACGCCGTTACTAACAGCGTCCGTAACACCGCCCCCGACCCGACCCGTACCCAAGTACTTATCCAAGACCAATCCGTCACGGAGACCAAGTAAGCCACCCGCCGACGACGATTGGACTTGGACATGGACCTGACCGACGAACTTCCCGACTACCACTGCTGCACACTCGCCCCGGACCATCCCGGAACCTGCGTCTGGAAGTGCAACGACTGCTTCGGTAGCGGTCACTGCTGGCTGTGCCACGGCGACAGTGGACTCGACGACGTGACCTGGTGCTCCGAATGTGACGGCATCGGAACGTGCGGGACATGCAACGGAATCGGCGAGCGAGCGGAGTCGAGATGGACCTGACCGACACCACCCGGCTCGCCGCTATGGCACGCCTCGTGAGAACGGCCTAGACGCGGTGAGTCATGGCAAGAACCGCAACGCCAACAAGACGCATTGCCCACGTGGTCATCCTTACGACTCGGCCAACACCCTGGTCAGCGGTGGCCGCCGCTATTGCCGCACCTGCAAGCGAGCACGAGAGGTCGCCGATGGACATAACTGAGATCACCAGATTGGCAGCCGTGATTAATACTCTTCGCCCCGACTGGCCCCAAGCCTCGCTCACCACCGCCATCGTCAAACACCTGTCGCACCGGCCGTTCCGTGACGTGCTCATCGCACTGGCCTGGGTGGCCGCCGACCCCAACACCCAAACCCCGGCACGGGTCCTCGAACAAGGTCCGTGGTGGGACGCCGTAGCCGCCGGCAACCAGCAGGCACCCGCCACCCCGAGCAATGACCGGCTGGATAGGCGCTGCAAATGCGGCCAATGGATCGTCTTCGGCGAGGCCCATGCGTGCGCCCGCATCGGCGACCCCCACGCCGGCGCCGCCGCAGCCCGCGCTGCCCTGCACGCCGTCAGGAAGGACACGACGTGAGCGAGCTCTACTGCGCTATCTGCCTGCATGCCCGGCACGGCGTCGGCGACTACGCACGCACCATGGTCGAAGGCACCGCATACTGCCTGACCCACTTGCCGCACCGAAAGATCCGGGCGTTGATCCAGGGCGAATCAGATACCGTCCCACCACCGCCGCCACTGACGTACGACCCCGACCTGGTCGAGGACTTCGGTCGGGACCGGCCATGACCACCGCAGACCTACCCTGGACCGTGCTCGCCGCCTGCATCGCGGCGTTCCTGTCCGGCTTCGCACTCGCCGCATGGCGCGACTGGAGGAGGCGGCGATGAGCGACCCTATCCAGCCAGCCAAGCTCGGCGCGTACCTGCCGGTGTCCCGCTGCATGCTCACCGACTCCACCGGCGTCAACCACTGCAAGCACCCGCCGCTACCCCGGCCACCGTGGCACCGACGCCTCCGCTACCGGCTCGTCGACCGCTGGTGGCAACTGCGTGAGCGGATCGGATACGCCATCGCCAGACATCAGCCCGAGGAGGACGAATGAACACCATTCTGGCCATCCAGATCCTGTCGCTGGTCGGTGTGGCCATCGGTGCGCTTATCGCCGGCATCGGCCGTCGAGAGCCGCACATGCCACTTCCTGAGATAACGGATCTGACCGATGCGACAAGTGAGGAAATCTGGCCGTGAGCATCGCAGCAAGACTCTTCGCCATTGGAAGCTTCGTATTCGCCGCCATCTGGTCCATCTCGGACTGGATGGGTCGCGTTGACGAACTTAACCGGGCCAGCGTGCTCCTAATCCAAGGCGTCGTGTTCCTGATCTACGCCGAAGTGTTGGACATGCGGGCGGATAGAGCGGGGATCAGCGGCTACTGGAGCCGGAGGCAGGGATGAGCGACGACGCCATCGCCGACGCGAACTGGCGCTGGGAGCAGTCGGCCTGCGAGCACCGTCACGCCGTTGAGATCACCACAGTCGGGGACGCACATCGGAGCCGGGAGTGCGCGTGACTACCTGCGCCACCGGCTGCGGCCGGCCCACCCGCGACACGCTGCTGCTCTGCAACGGCTGCCTGTGGGCGCTTGAGTGCGACCTCGGCGACGTGGCTTGGCTGGACGAGCAGCTCGAGCTGGTGCTGTCTCGGCTAGCCGTAGTCGGCGAGCACAACGGCGGACGGTCGGCCGAGACCCCGATGCCGGTGCACCCCGGCGCGCTCAAGGCCCGTTCGGAGCTGCGGGCCGCCCTGGTCGGCTGGGTGCGGGACTTCGCCGAAGGCACTCCGCACTGGCCGGAGGACACACTGCCCGCCATGGCCGGATGGCTGCTCAAGCGCATCGACCGCATCGCCGTGCACCCCGCCGCGCAGGACATTCACGGCGAGATTGTCAGTGCCGTGCGGTTCGCTGCCAGGGTGATCGACCTTCCGGCCAACCGGACCACGTTCCCGGTCGGGCCCTGCCCCGAGCTCGGCTGCCAAGGTGAGATCCGGGCGTACATCCCGGCTCAGCCCGAGCGGCCGGCGCGGATGGAGTGCAGCGTGTGCGCCACCAGGTGGGAGCCACACCAGTGGCTGCGTGCGGGCAGGCGCATCCTGGCCCGCAAGGGTGAGACGATCGGCTACGTGGACGTGCAGGTGGCGGCGCAGTCGATGGGCGTGGTGGATCGCACCATCCGGCGATGGGTGGAGACGGGCAGGCTGGCCAACCACGGCGATGAGCGCCGCATCCTGGTCGACCTGGCCGAGCTTGAGCGTGTCGTTGCTGCATGACGGTGATGTCCGCTAAGGTGTGGTTGCCTAGCTGCATCAGGCCCATGCCCCACCCGTCCCCCTGCGACAGGTGGGGTTGTCCATGTCGGGGGTGCTTGTGATCCGGCTCAGCCCTGACCGATCTCGACGCGTGAACCAGCGATGAGCAACGGGCGTAGCACTACCCAGCGTGGCTACGGCACCACCCACCAGGCCATGCGTAGGGCATGGGCACCGAAGGTCAGAGCAGGCATCGTCAAGTGTGCGCGTTGTGGTGAGCCGATCAAGCCTGGTCAACAATGGGACCTCGGTCACACAGACGACCGCTCACGTTGGACTGGTCCTGAACACGCGAGATGCAATCGCAGCGCTGGCGGACGACGAGCAGCGTTGCTGACCCAACTGAAGCGCTCGATGACGATCCGCGAGTGGTGACGAATCCCACCCGGACGGGGACGATTTTTATATATCGGACATCCCTCCTGACCCGCTCAGGCAGGCCTACGTTCGCGAGGCCTCGATAGCGTTAGCCCAGCCGAGGGGGTCGCGATGGAGCGTCGTTGCGATCGTTGCGGTAAGCCGTACGAGGCTAAGCGGCCGACGTCGAAGTACTGCTCGAGCAGCTGCCGCGCTCGCCAGGCGACGGATCCGAAGGCATCGGTGACGGCGATTCCGCCGAAGACCGACGCAGCCGGCCTCGCGGCGGTCACTGAGCGCCAACTGGACGCTGCGAGCCGGCTGGATACGGTGCTGGGCCAGCAGGCCCTCGCGCTGGCGCAGCGGATCGCCTCGCCGCACGAGACGGGGGCTTCGGTGGCGTCGCTGTCCAAGGAATTCCGGGCGGTCATGGAGGCCGCGATGGACGGCGTCAACGCTGTGGCGAACCCGTTGGACGAGTTGAGGGCGCGGCGTGAGCGCAAGCTTGCTGGCGGTTGAGCCGTTCCATCGGTCGGCGCCGCAGTTCACCCAGACGCTGGGGCCCGAGGTGGCCGAACTGAGCGAGATGGTGGGCTTCGCGCCGGACCCTGAGCAACGCCTGGGCCTTGACCTGCTGTTCGCTTTGAATGGCTCGAAATCGGCCGCTTTCGAGTTCTGTGTGATCTGTTCCCGGCAGAATCTGAAGACCGGTTTGTTCAAGCAGGCGGCCCTGGGTTGGCTGTATGTGACCCGCGAGCGGCTGATCGTATGGTCGGCGCACGAGTTCCGCACCACGCTCGAGGCGTTGCGGGACATGATCGACCTGATCTACAGCAGCAAGTTCCTGTCCGACGAGGTCAAGGCGATCAAGACGGCGGCCGGTCAGGAATCGATCGAGCTCAAGACCGGTCAGCGGCTGATGTTCAAGGCCCGAACCAAGTCCGGTGGTCGCGGCCTGTCCGGCAACAAGGTCGTTCTGGATGAGGCGTTCGCGCTGCAGCCGGACCACATGGGCGCACTGTTGCCGACGTTGTCGGTGCAGCCTGACCCGCAGGTGGTATATGGCTCGTCGGCGGGCCTGGAGACCTCCGAGGTGTTGCGCGGCATCCGCGACCGTGGCCGGCCGGGCATCTCGCCGCGGCTGGCGTACCTGGAGTGGGGCACTGATCGCGGCGGGTGTGAGCACGACCCGTGCACGCACGATCTGGGCGTGCCCGGCTGTGCGTTGGACGATGTGGAGAATTGGCAGCGGGCGAATCCGCTGCTGGGCCGCACTCGGGCGAACGGCACCGGGTTGACGGTCGAGTACATAAAGGCCGAGCGGCAGGCGTTGCCGCCGCTGGAGTTCGCCCGTGAGCGGCTGGGCTGGTGGGACGAGCCAGGCGCAGCGGCCGTATTCGGTCCCGGCAGGTGGGAAGCCTGTGCGACGACCGACCGTCCCGGCGGCCTGCCTGTCGCGGCGCTCGCGGTGGCGGTGTCGTGGGAGTTGACGCACGGCGCGATAGCCGCTGCGGCGCAGAACGGCGAGGACATGCACCTGAAGCCGTTGCAGCACGGCCGGGGCACCTCGTGGCTGGTGGCTCGGGCTAAGGAGCTGCAGGACAGGCATCAGGTGGATGTGGTGATCGACGGCAAGGGTCCGGCGGCGGCGCTGATCGACGACTTGGAGACCGCCCGGGTGCAGTTGAAGGTGGCCGACACGACCGATTTGCTGGATGCCTGCTCCGACCTGTTCGACCGGGTGCAGGAGCGCAAGGTCAAGCACGGTTCGTACCCGGAGCTCGAGGCGGCTGTTTCGGTGGCTGTGAAGCGCAACGTGGGTGACCGGTGGGCGTGGGGCCGCAGGCAGACCGAGGCGGACATTTCGGTACTGGAGGCCGTGACGTTGGCGTCGTGGTGGGCCGCACAGGCTAAGCGAGTTCCGGCGATCTTCTAGGAAGGGTGGGACATGAGCTTCTGGACATGGCTCACCGGTGCCGGTGCGACCCCGAACGCGACGGTGGGCGACCCTGACAGCGTCGGTCCGACTTACAACCCGGGCGACCCTGACGGGTTCGAGTTCGAGGCGGCCACGCCAAGCAACAACCGGATGGCCGCGGTCGTGACGTCGCCATGGGACGGCTGGCCGGCGTCTTGGTCCACCCCGGCTTGGAACAACCTGGGGTCGAAGTTCGACGACCTGGTGGACACGGCGTGGTCGGCTCTGGACCTGAACGCTTCGGTGCTGTCGGCGATGCCGGTGTACCGCACCCGCGGCGGCCGGGTGATCGATCCGACGACGTGGATGATGAACCCGGATCCGCTGATCTACTCGTCGTGGGCCGAGTTCGCCAAGCAACTGTTCTGGGACTTCCAGCTGGGTGAGGCGTTCGTGCTGCCGATGGCCCGCACCGCGGACGGGTTGCCGTACAACTTCCGGGTGATCCCGCAGTGGCTGATCAACGTGGAGATGGCCGGCGGGCGTCGGGTGTACAACCTGGGCACGCTGGACATCACCGAGGATGTGCTGCACATCCGGTACAAGTCGACGACGGACGGCGCGCGGGGCGTGGGGCCGTTGGAGTCGGGCAGGACCCGGTTGGTGGCGGCGGGTGTGCTGGCCCGGTATGCGACGGAGATCGCGCAGGGTGGCGGAATCCCGAAGTACGTGCTCGAGGTGGAGCAGCAGCTGACTAGGACTCAGGCCGATGAGGTGCTGGACCAGTGGTGGGCATCGCGGATGCAGAACCTTGGCGAACCGTGGAAGCCTGCGGTGTTGTCCGGCGGAGTGAAGGCGAACCCGCTGCAGCTGTCGCCGCAGGAGATGGCGCTGCTGGATCTGGCGAAGTACAACGAGGCGCGGATCTCGAATCTGCTGGGCGTGCCGCCGTTCCTGCTGGGTTTGCCGTCCAGTGACGATTCGATGACGTACAGCAACGCGACGTCGTTGTTCGACTTCCATGACCGGCGGTATTTGAAGACGGCAGCGGTGCATGTGATGTCGGCGTTGTCTGGTTGGGCGTTGCCGCGGGGGCAGGCGGCTGAGTTGAACCGGGATGAGTATTCGCGGCCGACGTTCAAGGAGCGGGCCGAGGCTTACGAGAAGTTGGCGGGTATCGGCGTGCTGTCCAGTGAGGAGATCCGGACCATGGAGCGCTTCATCGGTACAGAGTCGGCCGAGGCGCTTACGGGAGGTGGCCGGTCGTGACGGTCGAAGAGGATCGGGCTTTGGTCAAGGCAGCCTTGGCTAGGAATCAGAAAAGGTCGCAGAGATGGTGGCGTCGCCGTGGCAACAAGCGCCGGGTCAAAGAAGCGGTTGAGTTGTACGCAGCGATGAGGCGAATCCTTCATCAGGAAGGTGGCCGGTCGTGACGGAGATCATGTACCCGGAGATCGAACACCGGAATGCGACCCTGCAAGATGTCAACAAGAAGCTGCGCCTGGTCGACCTGATCGCCGTCCCTTGGAACGAGGAGACGGACAAGGTCATGTGGCGTGGCGAGCAGTGGCGCGAGACGTTCGACCGGCACGCTTTCGACGGCATCGAGGACCACGCTGGGCGCATCCAAGTCAACCGAGAGCACGTCAAGGGCGACACGGTCGGCAGGGTGGTCCAGTTGGACCCATCGCATCCGAACGGCCTGTTCGCCCGCGTGAAGATGTACTCAACACCCCGCGGCGAAGAGACGTTGACGCTTGCCGACGAGGGCGGGGCGTACCCGTCGGTCGGCTACCGAGTGAAGAGTTTCAACGACATGCGCCTGGACAGGCGCAGCAAATCGCGCAAGATCCTGCGGGCCTTCATGGACCATCTGGCGTTCGTTGAGGACCCGGCATACGTAGGGGCCGAGGTGTTGGCTGTCCGAGCGGGGCAGTCTGGCCTAACTGTGGTGGAGCAGCGTCCACTGCCGGAAACACCAGCGCTGGATGAGGCGATGAGCGACGACGTGCTCGCATGGGCCGCGTCGCGCCTAAAGACCAGCTAGCACGCCACCGGCCCCGAGCGGGGGCCGGCATCGACGACCCCGGGGCGCGGGGCGATCGGGAGTGCTCCTTCCGTCACATCTCATCGAAGGAGTACCCGTCATGGGAGTCAATTCCCAAGCCAATGACGCCATGATTCGGCGTCTCGAGAACGAACTCAACGAACGCAACGCATTCGTCCAGGGCCTGATCGCCAACGTTCAGGACGCCGAGCGCGACCTGAACGACACCGAGAAGGCCAGCCTCGCCGACGCCCGGGACCGGATGGGTTCCATCAAGGCCCAGATCGACGAGCTGGAGGACACGGCCCGCATCGCGCAGGAGATCGCGACCCGCGCCAAGCAGGTCGATTCGGCCATCCTCACGGCCCGCCGCACCGGCGAGTCCGGCCCGGTCGAGTACCGTTCGGCCGGCCACTGGATGGTGGACTTGATCGGGGCGGCAAGCGGCAGCCGGGACGCCAAGGAGCGCCTGGAGCTCTACGAGCGGGCCGCCGCTCACCAGAAGACCGGCGACAACCTCGGCATCGTGCCGGACCCGATCGTCGGCGACGTCATCAACTTCATCGACGCGGCCCGCCCAATCGTGTCGTTCGTGGGGCCACGGGACATGCCGTCGGCGACGTGGCACCGTCCGAAGGTGACCCAGAGCACTGCCGTGGCGGCGCAGGGCACTGCCGGCGCGGCTGCGGATGAGAAGGCCGAGCTGACGTCGCAGAAGATGACGATCACACGCCTGACCGGTAACGCGGTCACCTACGGCGGCTACGTGAACGTGTCGCGGCAGAACATCGACTTCTCCTCGCCGAGCTCACTGGACGCGGTCATCAACGACCTGGCGGCGCAGTACGCGATCGAGACCGAAGCCGCGATCGCCGCCGAGTTGGCGACGACCGGGACGACCGCTGTGGGCTACGGCGCCAGCCCGACCAATGACACGGTGGCCGGTGCGGTGTGGGAGGCGGCTGCGACCGTCTACGCGGCTGTGAAGGGCCAGGGTCGGCTGCTGCTGGCGGTGGCCCCCGACACGCTCGGTGTGTTCGGTCCGCTGTTCGCCCCGGTGAACCCGCGGGACGCGCAGTCGGCGGGGCTCACGGCCGGGACGTTCGGTCAGGGCATCATGGGCTCGATCTCGGGTGTGCCGGTGGCCATGTCGGCTGGGCTCGCGACTGGTGAGGCGTTCATGTTCTCCACTGCCGCGATCGAGGCGTACGAGCAGCGGGTCGGCGCCCTGCAGGCGATCGAGCCGTCGGTGCTGGGTACGCAGGTGGCGTACGCGGGCTACTTCACGCCGCTGACCATCGAGGATGGCGGCATCGTGCCGCTGACGGCGACCTGATGTTTGAGCGCAACGGTCAGAAGCTCGGTTCGGTGTTGGTCGACGAGGCCGGCGCCGAGCCGGTGCCGGAAGAGCCGGACACGTCCGAGGTCGACTCCGGGGAGGCGACCGAGGTCAAGCCGTCCATGGCGATGTCCAAGGAAGAGCTCGTCGAGCTTGCCGAGAAGGCGGGTCTGGGTGAGCGCGGCGACCTTGAGCAGTTCACCAAGCAGGATCTGGTGGACGAGCTCAAGGCACATGAGGAGGGCTGATGGCTACGACCAACTTCCGCGAGGACTACATCGGCCGCGACCTGGTCGCACCGACGTCCAACTCGCTCGACGCGCTGGGCCGTGCCACCACGGCGACGGTCGACTACATCGGCCGCCCGCTACGGCGGATACTGCGGGCCAACACGACCGCCGTCACGCTCGGGCAGGAGCTGCAGTTCACCGGCGGGTCGAAGTACGTCGTCACCGTCGCGGGCACGACGGCCGCGTCGCCGCCGACCGTTCCGGCGGTGGGTGCCACGGTGGTCGACGGAACGGCCACCCTGCTGCGGCAGAAGTGATCTAGGAGGATCCGGTGGCTACGCCGACCGTGACCGAGGCGCGGGCGTTCTCGAACGTGACGGACTCATCGATGTTCGCCGAGTTCGGCACGTTCTTCGACGCCGCGCTGGCTGCCATCAGCCACCGCTGCGGTCCGGTCGGCGGTACCTCGTTCACCGAGCAGACCCAGGCCCGTTGCGGCACGTTCATCCTCGACGAGCGGCCTGTGCAGATGTTGACCTCGGTGACGGACTCGGACGGCAACACGGTCGACGTCACTGGGGCGAAGATTTCCCGCCGATCTGCAGTCGTCCGCCTGGCCTCGTCCATCTACGACGAGCTTGACGTGGTGTACACGGCCGGCTGGGACCCGTACCCAGACGACCTGGAGAAAGCCGTCTACATCGTCACCGACCACCTGTGGGAGACCCAGCGTGGCCGGTCGGGGTCGTTCACCCAGATCCACGGCATCGACGACGACGCCCCGGTCGGCGGGGATGCCTCGCACTTCATCCTGCGTGGGTTCGCCCTGCCGCGCCGGGCCATGGAGCTGACCCGGCCCTATAACAAGTTCGGGCTGGCCTGATGCAGCCGGCGTCCTTCCGCGGCCACGAGGTGGCCCTGGAACTGGTCGGCTTGGCCGAGTCGGTGTTGACCGGGGTGACGGTGTTCGACGGTCCGGCGCCGTTCAAGCCGAGCGGCATGGAACTGTTGCTGGTTGGGTGGGCGCCGTTCGTCGACCGGCACGCCGTGGCTCGCCGCCGCGACGAGGATTTGGGCGGGCGGATGATCGAGGACGGCGAGATTGCCTGCTACATCGCGGTGGGTCACGGCGACACTACGATCGTGCCGGTGCGGGAGCGGGCCGCCGAGATCCTGGCCCAGCTGGAAGAGGCGATCCGCGACGACGACACCGGGCTGGGCGCGGACGAGATATCCATCGGGCCGAACATGACCCTGACCCAGCACCAGGACGCCAACGAGGGCGCCTCGGTGGGGCTGGCGTTCACCGTCTCTTACATCGCCTACATCTGATGCTGACCGTCGACGGGTCGGAGATCGTTGCATTCTCGCTGCAGCTGCGGGACGTGCCGAAGGAGCTGCGGCCGGAGCTGCGTCGGAACATCCTCGACGCGGCGAACGTGATCGCGGCGACGGCCCGGGCGAACGCCTCTTGGTCGTCGCGCATCCCTGACGCGATCAGTGCCAGGGTGCGGTTCGGCACCGGGTCGGCGGTGCAGGTCGTTGTCAACGCCAAGAAGGCTCCGCACGCGCGGGCGTTCGAGGGTATCGGCCAGCGCGGTGGCACGTTCCGGCACCCGGTGTTCGGCCGCGACATGTGGGTGGATCAGCAGCAGCGTCCGTTCCTGGTGCCGGCGGTGCGTCAGCACGAGGACGCGGCGGTGCGTGGCGTCCAGTCTGCGATCGACGCGGTATTCAAGCGGCTCTAGAACAGTGCGGCGATCGCTCCACCGATGAGCAGGATCACGAAGAACAGCACCGACAGTCCGAAGATCCCGAACAGTATCAGCGCCCAGCCGAGCGTCCGGCGAGCCTTGGCGACCTCGCTGCCCTTCGGCGCGGTGATGACGTCCCGGATCTCTTGACGCACCGTCTTGACCGGTTCGTCGACGCCGAGTTCGGCTTCGAGCCGCGCGATGTCCTCGCGCATCTGGCTGTGTGTGTAGTCCCCCATGTCTTCACTATGCGCCCGAGCTGCCCTGTTGTCCAGAGTCGGAGGTCCCATCGTGCCCCGCCGCCTGTCCAAGCGCGTCCTGGTCGAGCACGTCAGCGGTGCTCGCAAGGAAGTCCTGCGTACCCAGCTGAGCACTCTCGGCCCGCGCTGGAAGCGGGTCTCATCCCGGAAGAAAGTCAATGCCGAGTCGGCCGCCGAGTCGGACAACAAGGAAAAGGAGTAACAAATGGCCTTCACCCCGACGCAGATCGGCGGCATCGACGCGGATCGCTACGGAATCAAGAAGAACACCGAGTGGGTCTTCGTCCCGACGATCGCCGATGCGGACTTCGCGCTCACTGAGGCCGAGCTCAACGCCGGGTCGAACCTGACCTGCGCCATCGAGGCGCTGAACGGGTTCAACGTTTCGCCCCGGTACGCGGAGTTGCAGGACATGTGCTCCGACGTCGACGGCAAGGTGTTCGATGGCGCGTCCCTGGACGACTCGTCCATCTCGTTCTACCTCGCCCAGGACGACGACGACGCCCTGGACTTCTTCACTGTCGGCGACCAGGGCTACCTGGTGCACGCCCCCCGCGGCCTGGTTTCCGAGGCCCGCGCGTGGGTGTGGAAGGTCGAGGTGTCCGTGGTGACACCGACCGTCGCCACGGCCGGCGGGTCGATGGGCTCGGTCGGGTTCGCCGTCACCGCGCTGCGGAAGATCGACCTTCCCACCGAGACGTGAGTTGTCTCTGCTCTAGTCGCTCCCAGCTGGCTGCCCAGGCACGGTCGGCTGGCTGGGAGCTCTAACCGTGCCTACCACCGTGCCAAGGAGAAGTCATGTTCCGATCTCGTAATAAATCAGCCGAACAGATTCGCTTGGAGACTCTGTCTGAGGTTGGCCGTAGGCTGATCGCTGAATCGGTGCGTATCCGCGACGAGCATCCCCCTCTTCTGCGGGACGCAGCCACCGACGCGCGAGCCGCAGCGTTCTGGGACGCCGCATGCTACGTAGTCGAGCAGTTGGGTGATGAGAATTGGCGCGGTCGGGGGCCTAGCGGCCGGAATGAGTTCATTGTCGGGTCCACCGGTAACAGCACCGGCCCGCACCTGCACATGGGCCCGGTGTCTTCATGAGCCAGTCCCAAGCTCGCGCCGCCCGCAAGACCGGCCTACGCGACCAGCTGGCCCGCAAACGCGCCAAGGTCGTTACCGCTTACTTCCCGCTCGACGAGGCCGGCGAGAAGGCCATGCAGCGGCTGGAGCAGGCGCAGAAGGAACTGCAGTTCGGCAACGTCATCAAGGCCCGGCAGGGCGACAAGTCCACGCTGGACATCGCCGCGCTGGAGCAGGCCGTCGCTGACGCGGAGGCCGAGCGGGACAAACACTGCCTGGCGTTGCGGTTCCGCGGGCTGTCCGAGGATGAGCGGGACGCGCTGGCGTCGGAGTACCTGCCGGACGACATTCCCGCCGACGTCAAGGGCGAGGACCGGCGCAAAGCCGAAGGCGCCAACGCGGCGAAGGTCAAGGAGTGGACGTACCACGCCATGGCCGCCGCGGTGCTGGACTCGGACTTGACCGCCGACGAGTGGCGGACCGAGTTGACGTCCGATCGCTGGTCGGCCGGTGACGTGATCACGTGCCGTGACGCGATCCAGCGGGCCTACGGGGCGCAACCGGCAGACGGCATCCCAAAAGACTGAGGCGCGACCCGCTGTTCCGGGCGCGCATGGCCTACTGCGGGCCGCGCGGTATCCCACTGTCTGAGTTCTTGAACTGGCACCCGGACGATCAGCAGGCCGCGCTGGCGTGGCAGTCGGACGAGGCTCAGCGGTGCCCACACTGCGGCACCGCCGAATGGGAGTGGGAAACGGACCGGGACGCCTACACCGCCGAGGTGCGGGTGTGCCGGGGTTGTCACCGGCGGCAGGCCGAGGAGAAGAACACCCGTGAGCTGGCTCAGCAGATGGGCGGCGTGTACGTGCGGCTGGTACCCAGGGAGGCGGTGACTGATGGCGACTCGTAACGCTGACCTTCGGGTCACCATCGACGCCGATGCTGCCAAGCTGGAGCGGGCTATCGCGTCCGCGAACCGGTCGATGATGCGGTTCCAGTCGCAGCTACGGTCCACCGACCTGCAAGCCGCGCAGCTGGATCAGATCATCAACCAGCAGCGCGCCGACGCTACCCGTCGGGTCGGGCAGGCGATGGTCGGCTTCGGGGTCGCGGTTGCCGCTGGGCTCGGCATGGCGGTCAAGTCCGCCATTGACTGGGAATCAGCCTGGACCGGTGTGCTCAAGACCGTCGAGGGCACGCCCGAGCAGCTTGCGAAGGTGGAGAAGGGTCTCCGGGATCTTGCGACGACGCTCCCTTCGTCGCATCGCGAGATCGCCGCAGTGGCCGAGGCCGCCGGCCAGTTGGGCATCGCCACAGATGATGTGGTCGAGTTCACCCGGGTGATGATCGACCTCGGGGAGACCACGAACCTGACCGCTGAAGAAGCGGCCACGTCCATCGCGCAGATGATGAACGTGATGCAGACCGCCCCCGAGGACGTGGGGCGGCTTGGTGCGGCGCTGGTCGAGCTGGGCAACAACGGCGCGTCAACTGAGCGGGACATCATTCAGATGGCTCAGCGGATCTCCGGTGCCGGTGCGATCATCAACCTGTCCGAGGCCGACGTGCTGGCGTTCGCCAATGCGCTGGCATCGGTCGGTATCGAAGCTGAGGCCGGCGGCACGGCTTTGTCCACCGCCATGGTCAAGATGGCCAGCGCCGTCGCAGAGGGCGGCGAGTCGGTGGCCGAGTTCGCTGATGTCGCGGGCATGTCGGCGGCTCAGTTCACCAGGGCGTTTGAGACGGACCCAGCGCGCGCCATCCAGGCGTTCGTCGAGGGTCTGGCCCGCATTGACGCTTCCGGCGGGAACGTGTTCGCCACCCTGTCTGATCTGGAGCTCGGCCAGATCCGTGTTCGCGACTCGCTGCTGCGCCTGTCTGGCGCCGGTGACCTGCTGGGTCAGTCGCTGGACGACGGCGCGCGGGCGTGGGAAGAGAACACGGCGCTGATCGATGAGGCGGCCAAGCGGTACGACACCGCCGAGGCGAAGATTCAGATCGCGAAGAACGCGGTCGTGGAGTTCGCCATCGACATGGGTTCGGTGTTGTTGCCAGCCATAGCTTCGATGGCCGAGGGTGTGGCCAGCGTGGCGCAGTTCTTCGCCGACCTGCCCGGTCCAGTGCAGGCCGTCGCCACAGTCTTCGCGTTACTTCTTGGTGCCGCCGCCCTGCTCGGTGGCGGGTTCCTACTCCTGGCACCGAAGATCGTGGCGGCTCGCACCGCCATGCTGCTGCTGGCCCGCACCGCACCGGTCATGTACGGCGCTCTCGCCTACTCGGGCCAGTTCTTGGGTGTTATCGGTGGCCTGTTGGCAGTCGCTGCGGCAATTGAGTTCATCGGTTCGCGGGCCGGAGACCTCAGGCCGAAGGTGGGTGAGGCAACTCAGGCTCTGCTCGAGTTGCGAGACGGCGTGTCTGGCGACCTGGTCAACCGATTGATCGAAGCTCAACAGATTTTGGACGACACCCCGGACATCATGGGTCGGGTCTCATTGTCGCTGACCACCATGTCCGGGACGGTGAGAGCGGCCTCCAATGATCTGGAGCATGGGTTCGATGCCGTCGATGCGTCGCTTGAGGGTCTGGTCCTCGGCGGTAACACCAAGGAAGCCGAACGGACATTCACCGCACTGGCGGAGGCGTGGACTGGCGCCGGACATGACATCGACGAGCTGAACAACCGCCTTCCGCGTTACCACGATTCCCTCGCTCAAGTCGCGGTAGACCATCAGCTTGCCGCCGAATCGGTGGACCCGGTGCAGGACGCGCTGGCCGACCTGTCGACCCGGTTCGGGTTGACCGGCGACGACGCGGCGAAGGCCGCTGAGGACATGCTCAAGGCGTGGACCGACGCAGGCACCGAGTTCGTCGACGTTCTGGGCGCGTACGAGACGGCGCTTGCAAGCAAGGAAGAGGCCGAGCGCACGGCCGCAGAGAAGACCGCCGAGTCGACCGAGGACGCCACCGACTCGTGGGAAGAATACATCGGCGACGTGAAGCTGACGGTCGACGAGTACATCGCCGAGCTCGAGCGGATGGTCGAGAACCAGACGAACTGGCGGGACAACCTGATCCAGTTGGCCGGCCGCGCGTCCGAGGGCCTTCTCAATCACCTGATCAGCCTGGGCCCGGCGGGTGCGGACCTGGTGGCCCTGTTCGCGTCGATGACCGACAAGGAGCTGCAAGAGGCCGAGGGCCTTTGGATGAACTCGACGGACGCCGCGGTTCGTGGAGGCGTCATCGACCCGCTGCTCGAAGCGGACCCGATCTTGCGGCAGATCGCTGCCGATCACGGGACGAATGTCGCGGACAAGCTGCGCGAGTACATGCTCAAGCACGGTCCAGACGTTCATGCTGCGGCGAAGGCGCTCGGCATCCAGATCGACAAGGGTGTGCGGGACGGCGAAAAGCGCACCATCCCGATCAACCTGACCGGCAAGCAGCAGGCGCTTGAGGGCATCGGCGACATCAAGCGGGCCATCGACAGCATCAATGATAAGAACATTCTGATCACCGCCACCGGCGATATCAAGATATGGGGCGAGTCGGGGACGCGCCTGCGCGAGCATGGCGGTCCGGTCAAGGCCGGCGAGCCGTACGTGGTGGGCGAGAAGCGGCCCGAGCTGTTCGTGCCGGACCAGGACGGCAAGATTCTGCCGTTCGTGCCAAACGGCATGGGAGGGACGCTCGCCAAGGTCAACATCCACGCCAAGAATGACATCGACGCCACCGACTTCAACCGGCTGGCGGGCACGGTGATAACCGCCGCAGGCAACGCGGCGGGCGCGGTCCCCGGCAAGGTGCTGCCACCCGGTTCGTACCGCATCGGACGGGGCCCGGCGGGGCACGGCTACAACGCCCGCGACCTGCCGGCCCCGATCGGCACCCCCGTCTACGCCGCGGCATCCGGGATCGTGTCGCGGGCGGCCAGGCTGGCCACCTCGTACGGCATTCACGCCGCGATCGCGCACGCCGGGTGGCGGTCGCTGTACGCGCACATGTCGCAGATGTACGTGCGGACCGGGCAGCAGGTCACCCGCGGCCAGATGATCGGGCGGGTCGGCTCGACCGGTAACTCCACCGGCCCGCACCTGCACCTAGAGCCGGACAACCCGCGGCTGTACGACCGGGGCGGCAAGTGGGCGCACGGCACGCTCGGGTTCAACGGCTCCGGCGGCACCGAGTATGTGCTGTCGCCGCAGCAGTCCCGGCTGTTCGACCGGTTCGTCTCGGTGATGGAACGCCCGCGCGGAGGCGACGGGGCGCAGGCGGTCGACCAGTTCGCACTGGCCCGCATGGTCGGCGACGCAGTGGGCCGGTCCATCGACGGGGCCACGCTTGTCATGGACGACCGTGGCCGGGGCCAGCTGATTGCCCGGAACTCTGATCTGTATGCGAGGGCCGGATGACCTGCTCGCTGGACTTCGTCGACTCGATCGCCGAGGAGCCGACCATACGGCTGAGCCTGGCCGACGGTGCGACATGGATTCTGAATCGGCAGGAGACGGACTTCTCTCCACCGCCGCTGCGGGAGGCCGTGGCGCAGACCCTGCTGGCCGACGGCGGGGTCGTGTCGGCCTCGGCGTACAGCTTCCGCACGATCCGGCTCGGCCTGTACCTGGGGACCGCCACGGCGGACGCCACAGCTGCGGCGCTGCAGTCCCTGTACCGGGAGCTGGACCGCCCTGGCAACATTCTGCGCTGGTGGGAGCACACCACGCACCCGGTGTTCTTCCGCACGTTCCGGGCGTCGGCGTCGTCGGTGCGGCGGCTGGGTTTCGCTGACGGTCGGCGCAAGAAGATCGAGGTTGAGCTACGCGCCGAGTACGCCGGTTACGGCCTGTTGGAGACCCCGGTGTCGGGTGTGACGGTGTCCACGGACCCGGCGGCGGGCAGCAATGGCTGTTTTGTGGATGTGACCGGGGTGAAGGGGGATGTGGAGTCCCCGGCGATCATTCTGTGGCCGTCCAGTGCGGTGAACCTGGGGCGCCACACCATGATCGCCTCCCGTCGCCGCGGCACCCCGGCGAACGCGCCGTTTCCGTTGCAGGCCGAGGCGATGACGCAGGGCACGGACACCACCACGCAGGCCAATGACGCGAACTTCTCCGGGTCGGGGAACAACTACTCGCGGTGCACGTTCGCCACGGCGACGATGCAAACCCGGCTGTCTGTGACGACTGTCGGCACATCGGGCGTCGATCTGCGCGGCACATATCGGGTATTGCTGCGCTACCGGAAGAACACCTCGACCGATGCGATCAACCTGCAGTTGCGGTGGGGCGACGCGAGTATCGCCGACACGCTGCTGACCCAGAACGACGTCTACTCGACCGCCGGCTCAGGGTCCATCGTCACAGCGGATCTTGGCCTGATAACGATCCCAGCAGGCTTCGATCCGGTGTCGGACGCGAGCGGTGTCGAGTTGCCGGTGTCGAATGCGCTCAAATTGCAACTGCGGGCCGAGCGGACTTCGGGCGCTGGCACGATCGACTTCGATGTGCTGCTTCTGGTGCCTGCGGACGACCGGCTGGCCATTCTCAACTGGACGCGGGCCGCTGCCGATTTCATTCTGGATGCCCGCGACAATTCCGCTCACGCCAGGGACGGGTCGAGCCAGGTGTTGAGCGCGAAGTCACCGCCGATCGTGGGCGGGTTCCCGATGTTGACGCCGAATCAGGCGAACCGGATCTACATGCTGCGGGTGGTGAGCACCGATCAGTCGTGGACGCTGACGACGTACACGGTGTCCGTTTCGTACTATCCGCGCTACCTCACCGTTAGGCCGGCCTCGACGTGAGCCTGCCGATCCCGCTGTCGTTGCAGTTGTCGAACGGCCGGGCCGCCAGGCACGTCGAGTCCGAGCTACGTTCGCTGCGCTACCGCTTGGTGGTGCCGGGCGGGTGTGCCTCCGTGCAATTCTCCATGGACCGGTCGCTGGCGATGTCGCCGGACGAGCTCTCCTACTACACCAACGTTGACGTATACGACAAGCGCAATGCTCAGTGGATGGCAGGCGGCCGGCTGGAGGACCCGGGCCGGGGTGTCGGCGCTGACGGTCAGGTGTGGTCGCTGGCGGCGGTGGGTCCGTCGGCGCACGCCAGGGACCGCGTGATCCCGGTGATCTACGTGGACACGTCCACCGACAAGTGGGACCGGGCGTCGTACTCGGATCGCGGCGCGGAGGTGTCGATCCGGGAACGCGACGCCGACGAGGACAACAACCCGGCCGTGCTGATCGTCGCCCCCGAGGGCACGACCAATTTCACTGGCTGGACGGGCGAGGCCAGGTACCGCGGCATCCGCGACGTTGGGATGAAGCTGGCCCGGGTCCGGGTGAACGTGGTGAACGGAACCACCACCTCGAACCTGGAGAACCGGCTGACCACCGCGGTCGGCTCGGGTTCGCGCACCAACGCGGTCACTCCGACGTTCAGCACGACGGAGGCCACGCTGCTCGGGGTCATCAACGGCGGGAACAACATCCCCAACGGTAATGACGTGGTGTGGGTGCGGATTGTGCGCACCGGGGCGAGCGCACCCGCCACCGCCAGCGTGTGGGGCGAGTTCTACGACATCTCGGTCCGCTCGGTGCTCAAGGACATCAACGGCAACGACATCACCACCTCGGGCAGCTATGTGGTCAACCATGTACTGGCGCACGAGGTGGTCGCCGACCTGATCGGCCGAGTGTTGAACAAGTACGACCCGGCCCGGTCCAGCATCGACACGACCACGCTGGCGATCTACCAGTTGGCCTACCCGGACGGCGCCACCCCGGCGGAGATCCTGGACGACCTGATCGCCTTGGAGCCCGCCTACTACTGGGCTGCGTGGGAGCCCGGCAGCAACGGCCTGCACCGGTTCGAGTGGCGGCAGTGGCCGAGCACCGTGCGATACGAGGCCGATGTGGTCGACGGGTTCGACTCGCCCGGCTCGGCCGAAGGACTGTATGACCGGGTGTCGGTTCGGTGGGTCGACCAGCGGGGCCGCCCTCGGGTGACGACCCGCACGCAGACGGTTCCGCAGTTGGCCGCCGCGGGGATTGTCCGGCAAGCCCGGGTCGACCTTGGTGACGCCACGGGTAACCAGTTGAACGCCAACCAGGTGGGGGATCAGTTCCTGGCCGAGCATCTGACCCCGCCGAACGCCGGCACGCTGACGGTGGCCCGCCCCATCTACGACCACGACCGCGGTATGCGGATCATGCCGTGGGAGATCAGGCCCGGTCACCTGATTCGGGTCCGGGGTGTGCAGCCGAACCCGAACAGTCTGAACGCCACCACGCGGGACGGCGTCACCGTGTTCAAGATCGTCGGGGTGGACTACGACACCGCGTCGGCGTCGGCGACGTTGGAGCTGGACTCGCACCCGGTCACGGTGGCGCGCGAGCTGGCCACTTTGCAGAAGTCGATGAGGCTGCGCCGTCGCCGCTAGGAGTCGTCCTCGCTGTGGGTGGCGTCTAGCTCCTCGAGGTTGGGCAGCCCGTCCAGGTCGCTGATCTGCTCGGCGTTCTCGGCGTTGGGTCGCTCTGTCGGCATTCCGAAACCTTAGCCGCTACCTACGACACGTCAAGGGGGAGCTATGACCGAGCCTGTTGATCTGCCGCAGCTCGACGAGCCACCACGGTCCGGCGTATTCCTGGATCACGACGACCTGGAGCTCACCGCAGCCGAGATAGCCGAGGGCAAGCGGCTCGGCGAGACGATCGACCCTGACGACGACACGGACTCGGGGCTCGACTGATGGCGCCCCCAGCGTCGGTG